TCTTATGCATCATGTGTCATTCAATCTACTATTAAGGATACGATTATAGCGCATTTAACAACTGCAAATCTAAAAGCAGATACATTGCTTGCTAATAAAGATACAATCATTAAGGCACAAACTAAAGTGGCAAAAAAAGCTATTAACTTAGTTAAGGTGTGGCAAGGTGTAAGCTATGCACTTGCTGCGTTAACCGTGATTGTTTACATAACTGCAAAATAATTTTTAAAAAAAACTTGGATTAATCAAAATAAGGTTTATTTTTGCATTACACAATTAATAAACATTATGAGATTAACAACACAATTACCTTATCAAGGTATTCAATTAGCAGCACCGTTCTGCAAACGTTCATCAATGATTAAAGATGACCGCAAGAAAGCCGAAGTAATTAAAAGAGTAGTATGCTCTTACTTGGGATTACAGCAAAGTCTTATTATTTCACGAGGTCGCAAGGGTCACATTGTAGAGGCAAGGCAAATGGCTATGTACTTTATTCGCAAGTACACAAGATTAAGTTTAAAACAAACTGGTCTTGAGTTTGGTGGGTTGGATCATTCAACTGTGATTCATGCAACTCAAACAGTTAACAATATTCTTACCTATGATAAACTTTACATGCGTAAATTTAAAGATGTAGAGAATCAAATCAAACAAGCTTTAGTAATAGCGTAATGAAAGTGTACATAGACCAAGCCTACTTCATGGATTATAGTAATTCAATTGAAGTAATCATGTGCGAATTAGGTACAGAGAATAACACCAATGCAGATTGGAAAACCGCAAGCATAGCACTTGAGGACCTAAACCACTTTATCCGCACTCGTTACCCTGATGAACACGTAATTGATATGCCTACACACGAAGGTGAACACAAGCAATTCGTAGTAAAATATGTACACAATATAATGGATAACTTAGAAAAATATTGTAAGGAATACATTGAAAGTAATAAAAACTTTATATATTTGACCGCACCAACCGAAGACGAAAAACTAAATTTATTCTAATGGAAAAAACACTAACCAAACTGCCGACACTGGCAGAACTCACGCAAGACTTAGAGTTAGCGTGGAAGAATGACCAACTTAATTTACTTCTTAACCAAGCACCACCAGTGCAATGGGTAAAGACACATCCATTCATTAAAGGCTACAACTACTTGCCTATTGATAAGGTAGAATTATTACTGCGTAAAATCTTTAAAGAGTACAAGATCGAGATTACAGGGCAAGGTACTGCATTCAATGGAGTGTGGGTAACGGTAAGAGTACACTTTAAATCACCTACTAATGGCGAATGGTTGTTTTATGACGGTATAGGAGCAGCACAATTGCAAACTAAGCAAGGCGCAAGTCCGGCCGACTTAGGTAACATAAATAACGGAGCGTTAAGTATGGCGTTTCCAATAGCCAAGACCGTAGCTGTTAAGGATGCTGCGGACCATTTCGGTGCATTGTTTGGGGCTAACTTGAATCGCAAGGATGTTGTCGAATTTAAACCAGATGCTAATATTAACGAGCAGTTCACAAAGTCAAACGCAGAAAAGATGGGAGGTAAAAATGGCAAAGTTTAATGTATTTGAAAGCAAAGAAGATTGGGCAGAATTTAGAAGAGGATTTTTTACTGCAAGTGAAGTTAATCGTTTATTGGCTGAACCTAAATTAAAAGCAGATAAAGAAGCAGGCAACCTAAGTGAAGGGGCAAAAACTTATGTTCGTGAGCGTGTAGCTAATTTATTAGCACCTCAAGAAATACAACACTATAACGCTAACATGGAAAGAGGAAATGATTTGGAAGAAACTGCGGTTAAATCTTATGGTAAAAAAATAGGCAAAACATTAGATGATGATGACTTTATTTACACATCTAAAGATGGATTTGTTTTTTTTACTGATGATGAATACAACGCAGGAGGAACACCAGACATTATCATAGGTGATTCTATTTGTGAAATTAAATGTCCGCTAAGTAAAACCCATCTTGAGTACATGATGATAAATAACTTTGAATTATTAAAGTCTGCCGTACCTCAGTACTATTCGCAGATGCAAATGAATATGTGGTTATGCAATAAGTCAGATGGAGTATTTGTTTCATTTGATGATAGATATTATAATCAAGAGTATCACTTACATTCTGTATTTGTACCTCGTGATGAGGAACACATCGAGTTGATTAAATCAAAGCTACTTAAAGCTAAAGAATACAAAGACCAAATTTTAAAAACAATATGATAGTAACAAGTATCTGTTTATCTGACATCCCAAAGGAGTCGATTACAACCTCAACCAATGGCAAGAAGTATGTTAACGTAGTAGTTGACCAGCGTAGGGAAAAGGATCAGTATGACAACACGCATACGGTGTACATGAGCCAATCTAAAGAAGATAGGCAAAGTAAACTTCCCAAAAAGTATGTCGGCAACGGCAAAGAGTACACATTTTAATCGAAAGAGCCTCCCAAGTGGAGGTTTTTTTATGTTTGTTTTAAAAATATTTTGTTTGATTTACAGCGAGTTACAAATTATTTTATAATTATTTTTGATTAACTATTGTTTATATCAAAACAGGATGTACATTTGTATCACCAAACCAATAAAAACATGGCACATTTAATTTTTATTTTAGCATTTGCCGTATATGCGGTGCTAACATTACCAAGAGTAATGAAACAAACTAAATCAGATTTTAAACACTTTAACAACCTAAACTAATGGACAATCAATTTGATGTATCAAGTCGCATTATTGAAATAATGAGGCGTTTTAACAAAGAAGAATTAACTTACATGGCAGCAGCAATTGCAATAGCAACAGAAGTTGAGCAGTATGCTAATTTTAAAGTTGAACAATTTAAAGCCAAGCAAAATGAAGTCGGAGATATTAATGAAAAGGCGTAACCGAGTATACAGGTTATTTATGCTGATGGTTAAGGAAGGCAACCACATGAAGGCAAGGCAGGCAGATTACTTGTTGAGAGTAATTGATAACAGGATTGTAAGTTTACAAACAACAAACTTATGGTACAACTAATGGTTTTAAAACATGGATCATTATTTAGCGGAATAGGAGGTTTTGATTTAGCTTCTGAATGGATGGGATGGGAAAATGTTTTCCATTGTGAATGGATGGAATTTCCACGCAAGGTTTTAGATTACTACTGGCCTAATGCAGATAGCCACATTGATATTTGCAAAACTGATTTTACAATATATGCAAACAGAATTGACATTCTTACAGGAGGATTCCCATGCCAACCATTCTCAATGGCAGGGAAAAGAAAAGGGACAAATGATGAACGCTACCTTTGGGGAGAAATGCTTAGAGCAATTCAAGAAATTAAACCCCAATATGTCATCGCAGAAAATGTTTTTGGCATCACGAATATTGATGGCGGATTGGTATTCGAGCAGGTGTGCCTTAACTTGGAGGCTGAAGGTTACGAAGTTCAACCGTTTATTATTCCAGCTTGTGCCAAAAACGCACCGCACAGACGAGACAGATGCTGGTTTATTGCTAAAAACACCATGTTCAGCGGACGCTTACACAGAGAATATGAGCAAGAAGGAACAGAAATTTGGGAACAGCGGAACACTTGCACAAGAAGTTCAGAGCGGATTCATTTATCAAAGAGGAATGCTACCGACACCAACAGTAATGGATTCAACCAATGCAACGGCAACGATGAAGTCAACGCAAGTCAAGGAATGTTCAATGCATTCAATGACATTAACACGATTACTATGCACTCCAACTGCACAATGTGGGATAGACAACACATCGGACAAAAGAAGAAAAGGCAATTTAACAGATCAAATTGCGGAAATGGAATTAACAACTTCCAAAACTTCCCAACTCAATCCCCGATTTGTAGCAGAGATGATGGGATTCCCAAACAACTGGACAGAATTACCTTTCCAAAGTGGAGAGCAGAAAGTATTAAAGGATATGGTAACGCAATAGTACCACAAGTAGCATTTGAATTATTTAAACAATTAGAACTATAATGAGCAAACGAGGAGGCAAGCGAAAAGGTGCTGGAAGACCAAGCAAGGATAACGCATTAACTGAGGGGATAAACGTATCCGTAGACATTAAGACAAAGCAATCATACAAGCTACTACCACTTGAAGTTAAGAGGCAGATAGGGGATAGGTTAAGAAGTGTTTTGGGATTGTATGTATAACGTTTTGCAGATACACGCTGTGAGCGTTGGATTGAGTGATGGGAAATATCGTGTATGTTCTGCTATAAGTAATTAAAATTTTACAGAATGAAGATATACGAATTTTTATATTGTAGTTGCATTTTTGAAAGTGCATACGGAACAATAAGTTTGCACCGAACAAAAGCGGGGGCATACAAAGCAATGAGAAAACATATAATGACTGAATATCAAAAATGGTATGATCAAAGGATATTGTATGGTAAAAATAGAAGATGGGTGCATAAATTTGGATGCAATCAAGCGTGGAGTGTCGGAGAGCAGGATTTGTGCGAGTAAATTTTTTATTACTTATAACTACTTGATAGGTGAACCAAATGTATAAAGTACAATGAAGAAAATACTTGCATAATTAAATATTTAATATTACTATTGTAAAGTAGTTCGGTCTGACACAAAGAACTTAAACGTATTAAACGCCTCTTTGTTGGATTGTGGAAGTCAGACCCCACATGAAGATAAGGAGGCTTTTTAATTTATGAGAAATAATTATATTGTAATTCAAGGATGGATGATTACTGATTTAAATTTAAATGGTAGTAGTCTTTTAACATTTGCCTTGATTTATGGGTTTTCACAAGATGGTAATTCTGAGTTTACAGGTTCAATAAATTATGTTTGTAAGTGGTTAAACTGCTCAAGACCAACAGCCATGAAAGCATTAAAGGAATTATGTGAAATGGATTTGATTGTTAAGTCTGAATTAGTTGTTAATGGTGTCACTTTTAACCGATATAAAATATCTTTAGAGGGGGTAAAGAAACTTTACACAGGTAGTAAAGAAACTTTACAGGGGGGTAGTCAAGAAACTTTACCTAATAATACTACTTTATATAATACTAATAATAATATAGATATAGTAATACCTAAATCTGAACTTGAGTTGACATTTGATTCTTATTTGGAAATGAGGAAGCAAATAAAGAAACCTACAACACCTTATGCAGTAAATTTAATTAAAAAGAAATTGGTTCAGATGACACAAAATAACGAGAGTGAAATGTGCGACATACTAAATCAATCAATTGTTAATAGTTGGGCAGGTATTTACCCAATAAAAAATACCTTTGTAAAAAAAGAAAAGCCAACCATGCGAACAACAAACGAAGTATTTGACAACGTAATTGAACGCATAAGGAATGGAGAGGATACAACCGTTAAGATAATTGGATTATGACACAAGAAATAATACTATCAACCAGCGTAAGTAAATTAAACAACGCTGAGTTAAGAATAAAGATAGCCGAGTTAATAAGATGGGCGCATAACCGTATGGGGTCAAAAAAAGATCACGAATTTGAGGCGATGGTGATGTTTGATTCAAACGAGATATGCAGGGACTTGCAAACAATAACGGAGTTTAAAAATTTAAAGCTACCTGAACTATCAAAAATATTCCAAAAAGGATTAACGAATGGATATGGGGATTTTTTTGGTTTAAACTGCGTAACTTATGCCAAATGGATTAGAGCGTATTTAAGCGAGCAAAAAACATCAGGTGGAATGTTGGAGCATCAGGTTGTTAAAGCACGTTT